CGACAAAGCAATGTGACATGAAGAATGCTAGTCCAATAACGATCCAGTAGGACACTTTTTTCCAAACGCCCTTTGCTCCAATCGCACTTGATTCATTCTTTTCGTAATATTTTGCTTTGACAAATCCGGTTGCGTAATCAATGACATTTAAAATCAGGAATCCTGCAAACAGGAACCAATACTTTCCGAGAATTGCCACCCCAATTGTTGCAATTGCACCATAAATCATGTTAACTTTGTCAAATGCTTTCATAGATGCTCCTCTCTTTCAAAATAATTAATCTCACAATGAATCCTCCTTTCTTTTGTTACACCTTATTATGATCGTGCAAAAAAAAAGATGCCCCCCTCTTTGGGGAACATCTTTCAATTTATGCAACATACATTTATATTTTCTCTCAATATCTCTGTCATCAAGAATGATATAATCTTTTTCCAGAATGTCTACTGAATTTCCAAGTATCGCCGCAATATCTTTCAAAGGCATTCCTTTTTTATATAAAGCGGTCGCAAGTGTACGCCGGAATAAGTGGACTGTACATTTTTTATTCACACCGGCTCTTTTGGCTACCCTCTTTGTGATTGTCTCAATGGTAGCTTTACCTATTATAAATGGCTCTACAACTTATGCAGGAATGGTGATGGTTAGTACTGACGGTCAAATTAAAGTCTGGTCTCCGTTAACAGTAAAATCTTGCCAGATAATCGCTAATTTTAGCTATGACATTTAACTTAAAATGCTGCAAAAATAGCATAAGCACTAGTGGTGTATGTGCCATTCTCAATTTTAATTGTTTGTCCTGTTTTTAATGGTACAGTTTTCTCTACAATCACAAGACCAGCATCAGAACCATTATTAGTGTACGGATTAAAAATGCAGACATTATTAATATATATTTTTGTATTTTGACCACTTCCGTGTGCATATGCAGACACGTTTACAAAGCAATCTCTTGTTGCTGTATAAGTTACTGTTGCACCAGCGGCGATGGTTGTATAACTTTTTAAAATTGTGCTAACGTCAATAAACGATTTCACATGGTCAAGAGCACTTACTGAACCGGCACCTCCTGCTCCACTTCCAAAGTATTTATATAAAGTGCTATTATCTGCTGATATGGATCGTCGCTGTACGATACCCCAAACAGTACGGGCGTTACTATCTACATTTGAATCCGTAGACAGAACACCAGAAAACCAGTCTGCATTTGATGCAACTACATCAAACTCAACCGAATACATAGGAGCAATTTGCCCCATCAAATAATTTTTATTTATATAATCGCAGACAGTTTTTGCATCAGCCGCAAGGTTTGGCAGGACTAATCTAAGATACGTTTTCTTCGAATCATTTAAGTTAGTTAAACTCTGGGTGACTTCATTGAATTCGGCTTCAATTCTGTCCTCCAGATCATTCATATTGGCAGCATTAAAAGCATCACCCTCCTGCGAGATTGTTCCTTCATCCCTTGCAACTGTCACAAGATTTGTGCTGCCATCTTCCATCGTAATCAGTCTGCGGTTAATATACTCTGCAATTCGATTTTTCCATGTTTTCTTTGTAAATCCCATAATATGTCCTTTCTTCCTATAATAATAGTCCGGTATCATCTCCGGCATATATCTCTGATCCACAGTAATAATTGAAGTTGTTAAGTAAAATGCCATACACATCATCCAATATTTTCTCAATATCATTCATCTTCTGGTATGTATTGACTGGCATACTCGGTGTCTTCGGCGTGTCTCCATGAATCATGTACGCATTTCTGATAACCTCCGTGTTATTTATGACTGATATTAAAAATGTCTCATTTGGATGTTCTGGAACGTCTGCAACCGTAAGATTAAGTTCCAGAACATCTGATAATAACTTTGTGTTATTCTGGATTCTCTGCATATCTGATCGATTCAGTGCGCCTTTCATCCCGGCAAGCCATTCTGTTTTTTCGTCTACATTGAAATTATCCCATCCTTTCTGTAACAACTCCAACATGCGATCCACATCACTCTGTGACCGGTCCGTCACTGTCTGCATCCACACCAGCATAAGCAACCACCTCACTTTTCAGACGCTCATTTTCTTCTTTTAAAGCTTTGTTTTCCTTTGTGAGCTTCAGATTTTCTTTTCTAAGCTCGTCATAATAAGGATTAATTGGATTGTAATTCATCAGATCAGTACATCTCCTCCCGTATATAATTCAACTCCGGCGAAGTAATTTTCCGTAACAACTACTGAATACCCCCTGCACGTTGCCGTTGCGATAAATCCACCGGTCAAATCAAGCGTCTGGCTTTCAATCAATGTTGTCGATGTCTTGCCACCGATGGAATTTATATTCGCCCAATTTCCTACCTGCTCTAAGTCAACCAGGTACTTCATTCCCACCTTTTTTCTCAAGGCATGATAATCCAAAAGATAAGCGGCGATATCGGGTAATATATCAGCATTATAAATGGTGCATCCACTGTACTTCTTTATATTTTCTGTCTCTCCAGCTTCGATTTTATCCACACGTTTCTCATAAGAAAAAGTCGTGTTTGCATATTTAATACCTGTAATATGGCACTGTCCGGCATCCGGCATGTTAATGATGAGATAATTTGTTTTTACTTCTTTCAACGTGCCGGCACTTGCTGTGATGGATGATGGCAGATATGGGCTCGAAAAAGTGATCTTCGTATCTCCTGCCGGCAATGTTTTCTTATAAATATCAGATGTTTTTTCTTCCAATGCATAGTTTTTCATCTCAATATTCACACCAGAGATATATTTTTCAAGAGATACTTTCGTATTTCCATTAAATTTGCGATCCGTCCCGACAGTGGATTTCACATATCTGTCTGGCTTATAAACCTTAATGGTATCGCTCCGGCTGTCATCCGCAACCGCACCACACGCAAAGCATACCTGTTGTAATGCCTTACGGCACGACTGGATAGCTAAATAGCCGCTTAAAAGTATATTGCCGACTTCTTCATCAATCGTATATTTTGTGATTCCGGCAGTTGTAAATATCGCAATCAGCAGTACTTCTGCACGAACATTGTTATATACCTGTCCGTCATAAAATATATATTTATCCAGTAAACCGATTGTATCTATCAGCTTAAATTTTGAGATATTCTTTGCAAAAGAAAAATCGTCAATGAAAAAGGAACCCATCGGAATCATGTTTCCATCTTTATGCTCTGATAATGTGACTTCCTGCGTTTTCTGCACTGATTTCCATGCTCCGTTTTCGTTTTCTGCATCAAAATCATTATTTATATCAACAATTGAAATATCCGCTTCGTTGATAGATAAGGTTGCAGATGTCACATCAATGTCCTCCTGCACCTTGGCTGTCTGGATCATGTCTTTATCCCACACAATATATTTTCCGTATAAAATGTACTGAAGCTTAATATATCTCTGTGGAAAGCTTGTTCTTACAAATTCAATCTCGATTTTTCCGTAATTCTGCACCTGATTATTGCAAACATAAATAAGGCTGTCCGGGTAAAATGTTTCTGTGATTAATTTTGTACCGGCGATTGTATACCATGTGATTTTCAACTCTGCTGGTGGCTCATCTTCAAAATAAAGTGTGATCGCTGCGGACGTGTGCTGCTCTTGGAACGTGACTGTAATCTTAGGATCTGTTTCAAAAGTACAATCTTCCTTCGATAACGCATCATTCCAAAATGCAATGTCTTTCGGATTTTCCGTCAATACGCTTTTACTTCCATCTAGCACAAATTGGTTCAGTTCAAAAGTCCCATAACTTTTCTGTTCCGTCTGTTCTGCAAATAACTCTATTGAACCTATGCCCTGGTTATCATCTGTCGTGACCGAAGCATCCGCAAGTGCGGTAACATCTATAAATTTCATTTCTGCCCTGCAATATGTTCTCATAAATGCCCCCTTACGGTGTCTTAAATGGTTTTTTACTCGTCATTTTCCAAGACAAGCCTTTATACTGCGCTCCGTTGTCCAATACCTTTTCCACTTCATCTTTAATAGATGAAAAATACCCATAAAAATCAAACTGCTTGCTTGCATCCGGTAGTAATACATGATGGAATCTGTTATCGCAATCCGTGATATGATCTATCAGCCTGTCATACATTTCTGCATCATCGATCGTTCCAATTGAGATTGTATAATTCTTATAAAGTCCGATGCTCTCGATTTTAATGTCGCCGTCCTCTGTCCTCTCTGCATACTTTTCCAGAAAGTCCAGTGTCCTCTGGATAGACACCAGAGGGATATTATATGTAATTCCATCAATGATAAGTCCTTGCGTGTACTTATGTTTCATCTTATCCCTCCGCTATCCCAAGTCTTATTTCTTCGTCCTGCAAATATGGTAGATTAATTCTTGCGAACTCTTTACCATCCACCTCCAGTACTACTGTCTTTGCACCGCTGTAGTCCGGCATTTTGCTTGCAAGCTTTGATGCAAGGTCGTCCATCCAGCCGGTATTATTTTCAAGCGGCAGGACAGCTTCTCTTCCGGCTTCTCCGATTTTTGCGATTGTTGCTCCGGTTGTTATTCCTCCGTTAGCTAAATAAGGTATGTTAATAGGTTGGATTTTTTGTAAATTAAATCCTCCGAATTGTTTGCCACCTAATCCGGGTACCCAATCAGGAACAGTAAAACTAATTTTGTTAATTGCTTCTATGCAGGCATTTATAACACCGCATATAGCATTGTATACAGTGTTTAGAGCGCCTATCAGTAGATTGACCGATGCTTTCAAACTTCCCACTATAACATCCCAAACACCAATAAAGAATTTTTTTATACCATTCCATATTTTTTTCCAATTTAATGTAAATACGCCTTCAAGGAAATCTAAAACACCTTGGAATATCTCTTGTAATCCTTCGCCTATTTGTTTGAAATTTTCCCAAAGCTCCATTCCCCATTCTTTTATGGGTTCCCATACGGTTTGTTTAAAATTTTCCCAATCCGCTGCTATTATAAGCACTAAACCTGCTATCAATGCTGCTATAGCTGCAACTACTGCACCAACGATACCTACCAATGCAAGAAAAACACCAGAAACAATTAATATTCCATTTTTTAGATTTACTCCATTATTTATCAAATCCGCAATTCCTGCTGATATTAAAAGGATTCCAGCAACTACACTGGCTGCAACTGCTCCAAATGCCATAAACGTTCCGACTACCAAGCCAAAAGCAGAAACTAATAATAAGCACGTATTTTGTGCATTTAATCCGTTTTCTTTTATGTCATTAAGTGCAGTTATTAATCCTGCAATAGAAATGACTATCAGAGCAATACCGGCTACCATCGGGCCAAATAAAGCATATAATCCACCGACTGCAAGAGAAGTACCAACGATATAGCCTATTAAATTCTCCCAATCAACACCATTCTTCCACATGTCGAACAGGCTATATATAGTCAATGCAAATCCTGCAATAACAACAAGCCATGAAACAATTGTTCCAAGAATTGAACTCATTGCCAATAAATCTGTCAGAAAACTAGCAATTTTCCATGTCAATAAAGCAGCTGCAATCGCTAAGACAATTGGAAGTATTGCTTCAAATAATTTTTTTACATTTTTTACCCACTCAAAATCCTTTTGGGTTAATGGTACTTCTTCATAGCCGCTACCAGATGCTCCAGATGAGCCACCACTACCGCTTCCAGAATCATTTTTCTGCAATACATTCAAGTCATCAAAAGCCGCCAATGCTCCAGCCGCTTTTTTGGCAGAACCGGCTGTTTTATCAAGAGATGCCGCATAGTCTACCTGCTGCTTTTTTGCCTTTGTCCAAGTGCTTTTTCCGCTTATAGCCGCAATAAATCTATTCATGGAATTAATGGCATTTGTAAGCCATGTGCATAAAGTTACGATTGCTGGTGTCAATGCAGATATGATAGGTGCTGTCAATGCTCCAATAGAATTTTTCAATGTAGCCGATGCACTTGCCATTTCAGACATTTTTCCATTAAATTCAGAAGAATACTTCGCCATGTTCTGTATACCTTCTGTAAATGCCTTGGATATGGTCTGAGATACTTTCATAACCGCACCGAATATTGCAAAACTAACTACGGTCTGCTTTATTCGTTTCGCCATGTCAGATATTAAGCCAGAGGATTTTTTTGCTGATTTTCCTACTTTTTCAATGTCTTTTGCACCAGCACCAATAGATTTCTCATTGGCAACTGTTTCTCTCATCTTCTGATTAAGGACTTCCTGTTTGCTCTGTACATCAAGAAGCTTTTCAGATACTTTGCTATATTCCTCTGTAGTTGTAGGATCTATAAAAGCAGTTCCTAAAGATTCCATTTCTTCAAGCTCGCCTTTTGCATATTTAATTGAGTTTGTTAATTTCTCAACGTCGTATTGCATTCTTTTAAAGGTTGTGCTTTCACTGCTTCCACCTGTTTCTAAGAATTTATCCATTCTGTCAGTAAGTTTACCAAGAGAAGCAGTATCTTTTTCTATCTGCATCTGCACAACCTTATATTCCTCTGTTGGAATCTTCTGACTTGCCAGATCTTTCAGTGTCTTGGAAAACTTATCAGCTTCTCTTGCAAGCTTCTGAAACTGTGATTCCATCTGCATAAGCTTACTTGATGCTTCTCCATTTTCAATCAACGTTTTTATTCTGATTTCGCCATCATATTCAGCCATGCTAAAACCCTCATTTCTTAAACTGTTTCAATGCTTCCTGTTCTGTTTCTTTCTGCTTTCTTATTTCTTCCATCATGCGATCATAATCGTCTATCTTTTCTTTTTCTTCGCTGGTATACTCTTTTTCTGACTGTTCCAGAGCATATATATTTTGTGCGTTTCTGATTGCATCTTTTTCCTTGGAACTCATGTTATTTTCAATCTGCTTTTGTCGGATCTCAATTACCTCCACAAGAGAAGATAATCTTCTTGGCATATTCCAGATCAAGCCATTAAATTTCCACCAGTGCATATCTGCTACGGACAAATCAATACCGTATATCTGCAAAAAATCTGCATATATTCTCCATTGATCTACATCATAGTCAATAAAACGCTTTGTATTCTTGCTACTGCCTGCATTATCGTGATGCCATCCATTTAAATACCAAGAAATACATTCATCTAACTCATGGTACTGTGGATGGTCTCTAAGCTCTCCGTATTCATCAGAGAACATAAGATAAAGAATAGCATTTGTTTTCTCGTACTTATTTATTTCTTTGTCATATTGCAAAGTATAAATCTGCATACCTATGCGGAAATCGGTATTTACTTTGTATCCGTTCCATTCAGTAGGCAAATTGTCCAGCATGACATTGTTCATTATTTTGCCCCACGTCTTCTTACATTGTATCTGTTCTGCACCTGTTCAAAACGTTTATTGAAAAGCTTATTCATAACAGGGATAACCTGCTCTACAAACTCCACAATTGCAAGTTCATCCGGGACAATATCTCCGTAAATCTGTTTCATGGCATCTTCGCCAAACAACCCATCTATACTTTCCGTAATCTGCTTAAGATATTTTACACGAATGCTGTTCAGTTCTAATGCTGCATCCACATTCATATCATCCACATTCATATCGTCTTTGTGGTTATTTCTCCATTCGGCGGCTTCTTTTTCACAGTTCTGAGATATATTATTTAATTTATCAATTACACCTGCAAACTTCTTAGCTGTGTCTGCATTCGCTGTATCTACTGTTATAACTGTAATAAGATCTCCGTCTTCGTCTTTTATTGCAATTTTTTTTATGCCACTGCTTAATTTAATTTCTTCCATTTTTAACATCCTTTCCTAATGTGGGACACCAAGGAAAGGTAGGCATCCCACATATGCTAATTTTTAATTAACACCTATGAAACTGGGTAATCTTCATCCAAAGCCAAAGCGCTTACTTTAGGCGCCCATGTGAACGATCCATCACCAGCAATAGTGATTGTTCCAAGTTCTACATCTCCATTTCCATTAATCTGGACTGTAGACTTTAAGATATCACCACCTGATCCACCAGTGCTTGATGCACATACAGTTACTGGGACACGGATACAATCGCCGGATCCGCTTGTAATATCAGCTTTAAAGAAGCGATAATAATATGTCTCGCACTGATCTCCTGTTGGAAGTTTTTTAAAAACATCATTAAACACTGTCTGCATTTCATCTGACAAATGTTCTCTTTCTGGAGACATTGAAAATGCATACCCTTTTACAGAGTTGCTTGCATTTTTCATGTTTACGTACTGTGTGCTTTCTGTGTTAGGTCCCCAGTCTTCAGAAAGCTCTGTGAAACCATCACCCATTTCAGCAAGCTTTTCACTTTTTCCACCCATAAGGCTTCCAATATCCAAAAGTGAGACCATGTTAGTTCTGTCTTTTGCCATGAGTATTCCTCCTATTTTTTATAAAAATATTTAAGCTGCATATTAATTGCTAATTCTGTTGTTTTCCCATCTGCTGTACCGCAAAATACATCCGATGTGCGGTTGATTTGTTCTACAACAAAATTTTTATCTTTTAATGTAAATTCTCCACTTTCAAGGAACTTTGCAATATTTTCAAGCAGATTGCTTGCTGCAATATTATCCTTGTTTGTTGTTGGATTGCTTTTGTATACGATCTGGAACGTCATTTGTCCGACATAAGAACCGCTGACATATTTTTTCAAATAAACAGGATCCTGCGCCGGAAAAACTCCAATAGACTGAGTATCTTTTATGCTGTTCCATAAGATTGTTGAATTTGATGGTTTGAAACCGGGCGGAAAATTTGGATAACTATTTATCATATCAAGGATAGCTCTTTGAGCAGTTTCTGCATCTGATACAAGCATTATTTTTGGCTTTTCATCCAAATCATTTACCTCCAATCTCAAACCTTGGTATAAGGCTGTAAACACCGATAGTATTCACTTTGTAGCAATTCCCTTTTTCATTTACCATGTACTGGAAGAATTTACCCGGATAATCGTCTGAATTAATTAATCCAACCGGCAATTCCCTATCAATGAGAAGTTCATCTTTTTTTGCAATCACTACGAAGTCAAAATCATTACTTCTTAAAGTGAAATGCTTTAGCTTTTCTTCTTCGCTCATGTTCTCCCAGTCTGGTGGATTAGCATAATTCAATGTGCCGTCATTCGGGATTTTTACAAGAAAACTATCTGCATCTTTCATTCCAGATTTACTTATGTTCTCTGCCTGTGTAAGCTCGATTCTTACATTTTCAAATAGAGTACCGAAATAATATTCAGTTTCTAAAGTGTCGTTGTAATGCCTGTTATATAAAACCACGGCATCTTTATATCCGATTCCCATAAGCTAAACTCCCATGTACAAAAGGTTTTCATGCCTTGAATCAACCATTCCGGTTAGGTAATTTGATGCAATATCGTAGCACTTACTATTAAGTGCCATTTCTGATTTTGCAATCTCTACCAATGTCGAAGAAGATGCTCCGGCATCATAAGATACTGATTCACTTCCAGAAGTCATGCTCTTAATCATTTTCCCTTTTACAGTTCCGTCCGTATTTGTAATAACACCAAAGTTATTAACTGCCGCAGAGTACTCAGATACATTCTTTAGCAATTCAGCTATTTCGCAGGTGCAATCTTTGATATTATCCCACCATACATCCTCTGATTCTGGCTGAGGATAAAACACAATCCTGTTTGATGTGATCGCATTGATTCTTCTTTCTGCTTTTCTTTCATATGGAGCAAAGTCTTCTTCGCTTTCGAACAAACTTCCACCATATTTAGTTTGGTAATATTCAAAATCTACATATGACATTGCTCCACACTCCTTATTGCTGTGATAAGATTTCGCTGATAATATCAGCTTTCTTTGTTGCGGTCAGTGAATACCCTTTACTCTCTGCCAGTGCCTTAATTTCTGCAACTGTAAGAGAGTTTAAGTATTCTTCCGTGAGTTCCCCACTAGCATTTACCGCCTGTGTAGTGGGAACTATTCCCCCGGTGTGATTGAAACGTTAGCTACTGCATCAATGTACTCTGCAAAAAGTACAAATCCTAACAGTGCATAATTTACGCTGGTTGCACGATCGTAATCGCCTTTTACCTTAAATCCGATAAGGTTTGTCTCTCCACTAACTGTGTAAGAAAGACCGGCTTTCTCAAAATCTGCGTCAGATGGATCTACATAGTAAGCAACGATGTTGTTTACGGCTGTTGCCAGAACTTTTCCGGCTGGGATTTCGTTGTCAGAGCAAAGGATCATAATGTCTGCTCCGAGGAATTCCTTGACATAGGTAAGTCCGAAGGCTGTCTGCAAAGTAATTTGTGAATTTCCAAGATAATCATATAAATCCATCATATTTACAAATACTGCAACTCCTGTAGCAGTTCTGTGCATTGACTTGAACTTATTCTTGACAGATCCAATAGCTTTAGCTATAGCCATCTGGAATGTTTTTGCAGTGTTTGTAAGTGTACCAGTTTTCAGATAGTTGTAGAATTTTGTTGTAATTCCATCCTGCAGGTCTGTCTTGAACTCTTCATCTGTCATTCCACAAGCTGCTTCATATCCATGATCCTTGATAGCTTCGATAGAAACTTCTTTTGCATATTTTTCAAGAGTAATCTCTGCATAAGGTTTTTCTTTTACATCGTAATGTGTTCTTGGAATCACATCGCCTTCTGCTACAGTCCCACTCTCTAACGTTCCTTCTGCATATTTGCTTTTAAGAACAGTTCCCGGATTTTTTTTAATTGCTCTTGAAATTCCAAGAATTTCTCTTAAAGATTCCCAGTTTCTTTCAAAAGATGTAACAAAATCAATTTCCCTTGCCGTTACATCAATGTCTCCTGTTACAATCAGTCCTGCGTTTGCTGCAAAAAACTGCAAATTTGTGTTCATCGTTAATCTGTTTTTGTTCATATAAAACTCCTTTACTGTTGGAATAAAGAAATGTTTTCGGCAATTGCTTTCTGACGTTCTGATCTATCTTTGATAGATAAAATGCTCTCTCTTGTTGTAGGCTTATCACCACCAGAATTATTTTCATTCGGTTTTGTGAAATACGCATGTGGAGTCTGCTGATTCTGCTTATTTACAAATGCATTTGCATCTGTCTTTTTAGCTTCCTCAATAAGATCACTGAACCCTATCAGCTTTCCATTTCTCACGCTTACGCCTTTGGAAATGTCTTCCATAATGGCTTTCTTTGCAGATTCTGAAGTAAACTCGATTTCCGCAAATGCTTCTTTCAAAAGTTCATCCTTCTCATGCTCTGCGATTTTGGCTTCATAATCTTTTTTGGAATCCTCTGCCTGTCTCTTCCAGTCATCACGCTCTTTTAAAATGTCTTCCGGGCTTTTTCCATCCAACCCTTCAAGCATTTTCTCTGCTGATTCTGCCCGGTTTTTCCACTGTTCGGATTCTGATGAAGCTTTTTTAACTTTGTCTTCCATTTCTTCTTTGGAATACAGCTCTTCACCCATACTCTTTTTAAGAGATTCTTTCTGTTCGTCTGAAATTTCAATTCCGAGTTTCTTTAATTCTTTTGCTACGTTTACCATGTTTCTACCTCTTTCTTTCCAAGTTGTTACTCCGGTCAGTCCGGCACGAATGAGTTGCTATTTACTCCATAGCTGGCAATTGGGAATGAAGGAATCGAACCCTCGACAACCCGGATATAAGCCGTGTCTTCTTCCACTGAATTAATTCCCAAAAATAAAAAAGCACGCCCAAAATAGGACGTGCCATGCATCATCCCATAATTATTCTAGGTTAGCGAACAGAATCCCTTTTTCTGTCCGGTACTTTTAATATTCTTTTCAATATATATTTTAACTTATTTTAAACAACTTTTTGTACCATTTTAAAAAGGGCAGATTGCTCCACCCCTTTTTGCTATTTCCCACCGAAATACCTTCTAAGTACTTCTTTTTCTTCTTCCACAATGCAATCCTTTCTTAATCTGTTGCACTGGTCGTATATATACTTTCCGTACTCTTCTAATTTGGCTATCATTGCATTTTTATTTTCCAATGTAGGATTTTTAATGTATTCTTTTTTAAGCCCTATATAGTCCTCATACTGCTTTATAACGTCCATTTTCAATTACCCCATTCAAAATATCATCTGCTATGCCAACGACTTCTTTTCCATAAAGAGACAGAAAATCCGCTACGATTTCCTCTACATCTATTGGAATGTGGCAGTCATATGAAAATGAAGCGCAGTGTACCAACTCATGAGATAGAACTTTCTCTAACAGACTTCCGCTTAATGCATTTGACAAATAAACCGTTCGTGTACTCCAATCTGTAACACCAAGTGTAATTGTTCCATCTGAACGCATCAAGCATTCACTATTAGGATTTACATATAAAATATTCCATTCAACATCATTGATTTTAAACACTGCGCTCACCTCTTAGATTTTCTGTAACATCATCTGTAATTCATTTCTCCACATCTGCTTTTCTTCCGGAGCTGCATCTGATGTCATTTCAGTAATATCCATCTGCATATCTCGCAAGTAATCTTTTCTTGCTTTTGCACGCTCTTTTTTATCTTCCTCTGAATTTCCATGATGGTTTTCTCTGGTCTCCATATAAGTACGTCTGGAAATACCGGCTTTTCCCTCTCTGGAATCCCTCGGATATGAACTATCTCCCATCATTCCGGTATCTGTATACATCCTTTTCAGGTCTTTCTTATCCATGTCTCTCATGTGCTCTGCATCTTCGTAATCATCCGGGTACATGTGATAATATGGGGGTTCATCATATCCTCTTCGTTTTCCTCTGCCTTTCGGTGCAAATCTTCCATCAGCATAACGATACCGGTCGTAATATCTTCGGTCATCCCCATACTCTAAAAGCTTTTCCATGATATCTGCTTCGTCCGCTTCGTTCATTGCCTTAGTAATTGTGGCATGATACTCTGCTTCTGACAGATCCTTTATCATGTCGATCACTTCTCCCATTTCTTCTGTATTGACATTCTCAATCCCTTTTTCAATCTCACATAAGGATTTTTCAGCAAGGCATTCAAGCATTTTATGGATTCTTTCAATATGCATATACTAAGCCTCCCTTACTACGATCAAATTACTGTTCTGTACCTCGATAGTCTGTCCGGATGTATTCTGAACCGCTATTGCGCTGCAGCATCCACAAGGAACATCTACATAAACCTGTGCAGATACATTGAATAAGTTTTCTACTGCCGCAGGTGTCACAATCATTCTTGTAGACTGTAAGGGTTCTCCGTCAATTGCGATTGCAAGAGAAATAGCTTCCACCGTTCCACCGGTTGGGATCTGGATATTTCCGCTATAAGATACAAGAAATCTTGCTTTGCACTGGTTTGTGATTCCTCTTAATTTAACTACTCCGCTTCCATGTCTGTGAACGATACATTTTGTTCCGCAAACCGGTGTCTCAGTAAATGCGACATCTTCTCCTTGCAGGACAGTCTGTAAAGCATTGGCTGTAAATTCTGACATAATATTTTCCTCTCTTTCAAAAATATAAGGGCAAACATTAAAGTCTGCCCTTTGTGTTTAAGTAATACTGCTATGCAGACATAATCTTGTCGATTAAGATACTTTAATTATTCAGTTGTCTAACATCCGCATCCAGTATTGCAACCACATCCATACGGAATGTATGTGTTAGGGTTTGGCACCTGGTATGCCGGAATTGGTGATGGATTAACAGCGTTGATAATATGATTTGTCTGTGCTGTCATAGCGGTAGTCAAAAGTGCGTTCTGTCTATCCTGTGATGCTGCAAGTCTCAAATCATTATTTTCTGCCTGCAACGTTGCGATCTTATCCTGGCATAAGTAGTCAAGTATCGCTCTTGTTCCGGCATTCTGGCTGTCGATAATATCTCTCGTGTTGTTGTTCATGGTGTTCTGTAATGCGCAAGTGTTCTGCGCCATGTTGAAGTTTACACCCTGGATAGCTTCACGAGTTTCGCAGCAGCAATTTGCAAGCTGAGACTGAATAGCATTTGCATTCTGCATTCCTGCTACTGTGTCCGCATTAATTGCCTGCTGAATGGTGTTAAATCCTGTCAGCATTCCGTTGTTTACTGCATAAAAGCCATCACAAAGACCATTTGTAATGCCATCAAGCTTACTTATGACTGCTGAATTGTCAAATCCTCTCTGGATATCAGCCTGTGTAGCCGCAGTTGCGGTATAACCGCCACCACCATTACCACCGAATCCATAACCGCCCCATCCACCGAATAAGGCAAAGAGGATAATGAGAACCCACCAACCACCATCGCCCCATGCACCATCATTACGGTTTCCACCAGTAACGGCGGCAATGTCCGCTAAACTTGGAGATGAATTAAACATATGTGTTCCTCCTAATAAAATTTATTTATACATAATCTTGCAAGAATAGTATCAATGTTTAAACTGGCTCATGATTTCTTCCGGGTTTAGACCTTTTTCTTTGCACAAATTTCTGGCAAGCTGTTCCAGCCCTTTACTGTCTCCACGGTTCATCATGTCGAATGTATTTTTCATGATCGGATTATTTGAAAATTGAGAGTTGCTCATCATTTGACTTAATATCATCTTAGGGTTTCCACCGCACTGGATCATCTGCATTAAATTCATTCAGAATCGCTCTCTTTCTTTGCTCTGGTAGTCCTCTGGGACTGAGTTATTTTAGCTTCTATCTGGTCTAATCGCTCCATTATCGGGGCAAACAATGTTGTCGTGTCTTCTTTCGGTAATTCGTTCTGTTTTCCGTCTATCTTCGGTTTATATGTAACTGTCTGAATAAGTCCATTAGCACTCCACGATTTTATATAAACTTCTGATCCATCTGCTTTCGGGAAAATGGCAAATGGTGCATTCATGGGAACGTCATTCGCTGTGACTTCCTCAACAGAATTAACCATTCTTCCACAAAGTCCAGCTTGTTGCGGCATGATCTGTTGTGGGAATTGCTGTTGAATCTGTTGTGGTTGTTGATATTGAGGATAAGAATACTGGTTATATCTCTGATACTCGTACATAATAAACCTCTCTTTCTATCTTCATTTTATTATGAACAGCACAATTGAACCACCCCAGCAAAACCCCATTAAAAGGACACAAAAAAGACACCCTTAACGGATGCCTTTAATGAGGAGAAAGTTATGTGAAATGTTGTCCAGTTACCTTAAGAATTTTATGTTGCATTTTTACGTTGATACGTCCTGCTGTCTTCGTTGAAACATGCATAATTTCTGCACATTCTTCCAAAGACTTTTCTTTCTTCCGTAAATCAAAGAGCGTTTCTTCTGTCGGTGTGAAATCACACAATTCTTTTATATGCTCTTTTTCTTCTTTGGTAAAGCACGTAACAATGTTTTTCATTTGCTTTACCTCATTTGGGGGAGTTTCCGGCTATGACGGTGAGTTGTTATCTCGCTTGAATTCCACTGCATTAATTAAAGAAAGGTGGATAACCAAGTATGTATGGTTAACACGTTATTATAATAACATATTATTCCATTTTCGTTGTACCATTTTTTTTAATTTTATTTTTATAAGCCGTTGCGCGTCCATTTGCAATCGCAGACTGTTTTTTATTAAATCCAGAAACTTTCGTTCTATCGCCTTGCAATTGAAGATCGTTATTCTTACAGAATAATTGAAGCCTTTTATTCTGCATTCGCAGTTTATATGTCAGTTTATCATATTGAGGTTGCAAGATCTCTTTTACATCTGTTTCGGCAATCATATCAAGTTCCTGTTTCTTGGTCATAATTTCACGCTTTGTTTTACGAATTTCTCTTTCAAGTAATCTCTGCTTCTGCTGCAAATCATAAAGTTTTTGGCTTTCATCTGCATTTATATTCACATTTCCGTTTTCATCAAGGTACTTATTTACCATGTCTTTCCGCCACGGGCCATGTGAATGTCTGCAATTGTATCCGTGAAGTCCTAAGAGATTTACAACAGTTCCCGTTCCGGTTTTAGGGTCTATGGTATAACCTGTGCTTTCAAGAAGATTCGGAAATCCTGGTTCGCTCCCAATTATTTTATATGCTTTTCCTTGCCAGTGATCGTGAGATGAAATCCCTGTTGGATTCTTTTTATCATATCTGGCGCCTGGATGCGCTGATACTAGAACATACTCTATTTTATTTTGGGCAATGTAAATGTTTGTCACCTGTGCCGCTGTCTGGTTCATTGATGTGACAACACAGCACCTTACTGCCGCTTCAAGAGAACGCTTCGTTCCGGTAGGGTATTCTACCATAACACCAGATTCTGCATATCTGTCCAGAACCTCGCAGACTGCGCTACTGTAAGACTGCATTCCAGATGCAACTCTATAATCAACCTCATTCAGCATATTGAGCAAGTCTTTCTGTGTCTGGTTAATGGTTGTCTTTGTCAAATTATCAAGTTCACCAGATGTCTTTATTAACTCTGCATTCATTGCCAGAATTGCCATATTATTTTTTAGCGGAGATATAATATCAGATGCTGATATCTGCGTCAAGACTTCCTTATCATCTGAGAATGATGTCATAACACTATCCCTTAATAATCTGCGAACCTCATTTCTTGATTTTCCAGACATTTCAGATATTCTTTTTACAATCTCTGTGTTATGCAGTCCCATCTGTTGGAGTTTCCACAATTCTCGGTCGGAAGTTCCTGACAATTCACCGGATTTTATCAATCGTGTTGCAATGTCTGATATAATCCAATTTTCAAGATCCTGATACATCTCAACCAGTTTATCAGTTTTTCCGTAAAAGTAATCCGGTTTAAGCATTATCCTTTTCCAACCTCTCTTTTAACAAGATCAATCCACTGCTTACCGTGATTTTCTTTTGCAGTTTCAAACCATCGTTTACCTGTTCCCGGTGTGTGATATTTTAATTCTGTTCCTGTTGGATACTTCTTTTCTCCATGATTCGCCCATGATCTACCGTCTGACGTCAAATAAAGTTCACCAACGTACTGATAATGCGCATATGGTGTATCTACTGTAATTAATCCGGGTTCTTTTATCTGCGTCTTGTTTCTCAAATCGCCCTGCTGCATAGGTGTGTATTTTCTCATGTCGTTTACAACCTGCTCATCAAGGACATTCTGCGCATTTCTTAAATTTTCATCTATTCGCTTAGTATCAAGCTTAATATTAAAGCTTCCAATGACTTTATTATATTTTATATTAACGCATCCCTTTCTATTACTTATCTAAATAAAACTTAATTGTCTCTATCACAGTCTTTTTCTGAAGCTTTATTTGAATCATCTCCGCCGGTTCAGGTTCAGGGATAATATATCCACCTTTTAAAATACCATTTATAGAAAGTTTCGGTATCCCTTGAATTATTTTACTCCTCTCCAAATAGACCACCGCTGTTCCTTTCCGCATCTTCCTGCGCTCTCTCTGCAAACATGGCATCTACTTCATCATCATTAAATCCCTCGTATTCCTTAAGGTATTTACGCTTAGAATAAATACCTTGAATCATTAAATTATATGCTCTTGATCTGTCCTGCTCAAAGCTTGCAAGCAAATCTTTAAAATAGAATATATCTTCGTCTGGTACATCATCATCCAGTGCATCCACATAGCCGGCAGGTATTCCGTAAAGGTCACAGAATACGTTAATTGCATAAATGAGATTTTTCAACGCTGTTTTTATGCATTTTCGAATATCGTTAATCGTTTCTACCGTCTCATTGTCATCGCTCTCAACCTGTGTTGCTGTCAATCTTCCAGATTTTCTATCAAGGATAAACTGCCCTTGTGAGAATCCGCATTTTGTCGAGATCATAGATAGAACGCTGTTAATGTCTGTGATTCTGTCAGAAGTAAGCATGGTCGGGACGTGTTCATCGATCGTACTTTTTGAATCAAGCCCCAATTTCAAGCCTTTAACGAACCGAGGAAGCTCTACTGTTGAGGCACGGATGCCGCCTTTTCCCTGTTTTGTCAGCGCATTCTCATCAATGAAAGTAATGTGCTGTGAATCCTCAACCTCGTTTCCTTTTTTACTCCATGCTATATCCAGATCTCTAAGCTCCATGAGCGCATTTGAGAAAATAGAGACACCTTCAGGGGATGAGTAGTCGATCGTATTGTTGAATGGGGTTTTCAAATAGGCGAATAGTGGCTTTTCTACGTTCATAATGTGAACAACTTCATCGATTGAAGACCACTCTGGAACGTCATGCAGTTCTATCTTTTTACCAAGTGAGTTACTGCTGTTTGACTTGAACGCTCTGTTCTGGATCTCGTACACGTTCATCTCTTCGCCCTCTTTATTTTTTGAGGTCGTGAAATGATGGTATTCAAGCCGGTAGTAGTACACTTTATCTTTTAAAAGTCGATTAATGAAAATGCATCCTCTGATATCTCCGTTGCTGGTCTTTTCTGTGATTGCGAAATCCCACGGCATAATATAATCGATCATGTTGTCTGGGTTCATTGAACCGTTTGGTTTTAAAATTATACCACCAACTCCGAGCATATCTTCGACTTTGTCTCTGATAGAAGTGTCAACCATTGCCCTGATGCACTTATTAATAAAATCAGCTCTCTCTGATCCAGTAATGCTCACTGACAAATCCATACACGCTTTCTTCGCTGTGTACTGGCAGAGAAATTTTGCAAAATTTATTGTCCTGATGTCTTTATTTTTCGGATCCACCCAAAAAGGACTCCCATTAATGATGTCGTTCCATTTCTGCTGTGAGTTTTCAATCTCCGGAGAAGTGATAAACTCGACATTAAATTCTTTCTCTGCATCTGTTCTAAAAAACTTCATGACAAACCCCTTTACTCTTGTGAATATGTTCATACGTTATCACCTATAAAATCATAGTAAATGCATTATCTTTCAGAAAAATTCCGTGATTTGTCTCGGTAAATACTGGCTCTGTACCTTCGTATACTTTCAAGTCAACATCCTTCCGAAGAATATCATCTTTGCTATTATCTGAAATACACGCAAGCACTTCTCTTGTATCTTTTTCAACTACAACATAATATTTCATGCAACCACCGCCTTAAATTCCAATCTGTTCAAATGCCACACTAATTTTGTGCCACTGAATAGCAAACCAATCCACTAATTCTTCATTATTCGCCCAACTGCAGCTATCAAGACCGGACTCATACAAAAATGCGTGGATCAATTCATGCCTTTTGACAGATTTTTTATATTCTTCCATGTTCCCCTTTGAATTAATATCTGTGTCTTCCATTCTGTCGATTACACATGTTTTTGTACTGCTATCACAATATCCGTCTTTGCCGGTAAGTTTTGGGTCTTCATTCTCCGTAGCTTCATTTATTGTGTATTCGGTTCCCAGTACGTTAATCTTCATATTCTTCTTCCTCCTCATCTTCCTCATCATCATAAAGACCGTCATTCCTTCGGCTGGTCATGATAATTCTGTTCAATGCATAAATGTTTGCCATGATCGTATCCTCTTCTAAAGTTGGGTATGCATCTGAAAATGAACCATCTGGGAGCTGTTCATGTTCTGCCTTTTTAAACTCGCTTTCGGTGTTCGGGCAACGCTCCGGATCAATCACGATCTTATTACATCGCTGAAGCCACTCCCAACAGTAATCCCTTCCTTTTCCGCTTCCCCATCTTTTCTTTGCACCGATCGCATTAAATCCCCAGTCCTGCATCTCTGCTATTCCGTCCGGTCTGGCAGAATCGCATATAATCTCGACATTCATAAACTTCTTTATCTTTCTGGCAAATGTAGAGTTTTTACACTTTTTAGAATACACTTCGCCAAAAATATAAAGAGTATCCGTCTCGTAATCGTAATAATTCTGACTGAACACCTGTGGGTGTGTGTATCCGAAGTCCAATCCGTGGTTTACTGTATCGAATGTCATTAACTCTTCATCCGATATTTTTCGGATTTCTAAGTTATCGAAGATGCCTCCGCCTGTTCCAGTGACTTCTCCTAAGTAGTTATTTTTATAATATAATGGTTTATGAATCCTAAACCACTCCGCACGTTCGAAGAATCGTTTTCCTAACCATTTCACTGGGACATTATAATAATAGCTGTGACAGATCCGTGTCTGTGGCTTATTTTTACATTCTTCAGTGTACTCATTCATAAAGTTATTTTTTGACTTCGGAGGATTGAAGATTTTTATGTCAAGCGCCGGTGTATCTGCTCGCAGAAATGTATCTTCAATGTTATCCATCTGCTCCACGCCTGCCATCTCGTCGCACTCCTCATGAATTAAAAGCTTTACATATCCGAATGGCACGTTGAACGATTTTAAACTGATAGGCTTATCTGCTCCGGCAAACATGACCATTTGCCCGGTCGGTTTATAAACCGCACACATTGGGGATTGTTTAAAATCCCAGTTATCCAGATCCTGATATCTTATGACCGTTTTCATAAACTGATTATATACCGAGCTTCTTAAGTCGACTTTAAATCTTCTGGTGTATACGACATGCGCCTGTGGATCCTGTCTGATCGTCTCATATGCAAGATTCCCCCAAAAATTGGACTTAATAGAACCACGCCCACCCTTCGATATGATCTCGTGTATGTCTATCTCTCCGGCAAAAGCTTCATGCACTGTCCGGTATATCTCCACAAAGTCTGATGTAATGTCCGTGATCGGGATCGTCCAGAGTGCCGATTTCTCTCGCTTTTCCTTTTCCTCTCGCTCGATCTTCTGCTTTTCTGCTATGGTCAGTGCCTTTTCCAAACCGTCCATTGCCTTAAGCTGATCGGAGAAGTCTGGGGCGAATCCGAGACCGTCCACAACTTCGCCCTTTGCAATTTTACTTCTTCGCTCCTGGATTTCTGCAAGCGACATTATATCCCGGTGCTGTTCTTTCTCGATGCGCTCGGTCTGCTTGGCTATATATTCGGAAACGCTAACATTTGCTAGCAATCGAGCCGCCCCTGCGTTAGCTCCATTTTTACTATATCCTGCCTTTATGAACGCCTGTGTGGCATTTCCGCCATTCTTTATATACTCATCTGCAAATGCTTTTTGTTTCGGTGTGAGTTCTCCCTTCATCCGCTCACCGCCTTATAAATATCAATCAAGCAGAAAATAACATCTGTGATAGATGCCGTTTTGAGAATCTCATAATCTTCCGTTTTCCATTCTTGTCTATTTTTCTTAAAGGTGTACACTGGCGTAATGATTCTGTAAATTGTGATCATGCGCTTCTGATCTTCACTATAGAATTGATTCTGATTTATTTTTATAATCAGTCCACGCTGGACAATCGCAGTCTGAAGCTTTTTTACTTTTCCTTTTAAATTTGCCAAAGTGCACACCTCCCATCATTTTACTTATAATTTTATTATAAGATATTTTTTAATAGTTTTTGTTCCATTTTTAGGCATAAAAAAAACGGCTATATTTCAAGCCGCTTTTTTTTAAAATCTTAAGTAATAAGTTCCCCCAAATTCATTACATTTACATTTTTTTACAATATCATCAAAGTTCGCCTCGTTCATGGTGGCGTACCCGCTAGTACGCAGAAGACCATCTATTGTTTTAAGCCTAAAGCTCATTTCGCTCAGGCTTTCAGCGACGCAGGCTTCCCACTCGTTACCATTATCATCCGCCACATGTACAACATACCAACGTCCCCTGTTTGAAGCCCATTTAAAAGTCTCTCTTAATGTTTCAAAATCTTTTCCTTCGTCAAAAATAATACCTTCTTTATTTTTTAATACGCAACTATACATAATTTTATCTCCTTTTTTTCAAATTAATATCCTAGGTTTTTACTGGTCAATGTCCGGCAGAAATTCTCCGGTGTGTAATTCTTCCGCAACAATCCTGTACGCTTTTCGGATTGTGCTAGCTCTGTTCAAAAGATACTCCCAGCCCTGCACGTCTTTCTCTGTCCAGTCGCCCCTATAATCGTCTCTAATATCTTCGTCAAGATTATAAAAATCATCAATGTGTGTCTCGTGTTTTGCTTCAATTTCTGCGATCATTTTCTGTAATTCCTGATAACATTTTTTTAATTCTTCCATCTTTTTATCCTCCTTATTTTACGATCTTAAATCCCATCATTTTATATGTGCTTACTTCTGATTTTTTAACAATGATTTTATGACCGTTTGCGATCATTTCAACACCGTTCTTTTTAAATTCTGCCATCTGCTCCGGTGCTGCTATCTCCGGCTTATCTGCCAAACAGGACTTTGGACACCAGAAAGTAAACTCTCCATTATCAGATTTAACTTTAATTTTTACCGCTTTCTCTGTCTCTCCAATCTGCTCTTTCTCTCCGTCTGCAAAAAGCTGTCTTTGTGAATCTGTTAAATTTTTCTGTAGAAACCAATCTTTAATGTAAAGCATCTTATTTTCCCTCCGGTGTATTATATGTTTTCCTTGTTTCTGATATTATAATACACCTAAAACGGTGTAATGTCAATATTTTTTTACATTATTTTTAAAGTATTTATTTTTTCTCATTTTCTACATATTTAATAATGTTTCCCGGCTGCATATCCAGTATATCGCATATCTTTTCGAGTGTTTTAATCCCTACCATTTCGCCTTTTCGCAATGATTGGATTGCGCTTTCTCCCACGATCTGCTCTTTTCTTAGCCGTGTCGTGTTATATCCGCATTCTTTCAGCGTTTCTAATACGTCAATTTTATAAGTAAGCATCTGCACACCTCTCTTTCGTATTTATTATATACCTGAGACATTTTTATTTCAATTAATTTTACACCAAAAAAATACACAATTATCGCTGATATTTTTGCACTTATTTTGGTGTATTTACATATTGATATTACACTTTTATGCGTAGCTGTCCATTGCTTTCTTCTTCGTACAATCTCCGGCTGTTGAGCATCCTCAGTGCCATTTTCTTTTTTCTGTAAAAATGCGTGCGAGAAATCGGCATAATCCCATAGCGTGCTTCCATTTTGTCATATGAGATATTATTTAAAATTGATTCTGCTATTTTATCGCCCAGGTAATCGTCTATGCGTGTGCATATCTCTATCGTTTCCTCTCTGCTCATTTTAAACATCTCCCCATGCGTGACAACTATGTTTCTTACACCATTATACCATATATCAGTTTATAAAAACACAATATATTATCGTATTCATGCAACATTATTGTATATTTTTACCGGCATATTTCAGCCGGCAAAAATATCAATATTCAGTTTTAATTTTTATCGCATTCACGGAATAAGTCAGCGTCTATATATTTCCACCCCCCTTCATCTGTTAAAGTTCGGAATTTTTGATGTTGGCAGCATATGTTTCCACTATCAATGCCATTGTCTTATTTGACTCTTCCTGACTGAATAATGTCGCTGTATCTCTGCCTCCATCTGCGTGAATATAGAGTTTGGCCGATCCTTGCTGATCCGCATTGTATGCTTTCATGCTTTGAATTAACGTAGTTGCCTCCGTACTCACGGAATCTATTATTCCAAGGTATGATCTGCACATTTCATAATTTGTAGTGTTCATATTTCTGTAAACCTCTTTCCGTCTGCATATCGTCTGTCAATAATCGTTTTTTATAAAACCTTTTCTTTGAGCGCAACTCATGCAGTAATTGTATCTGCCGTAAATGATTCCTCCGCATCCCCTGCATTTATGTCCTCGCTCTATTGCTTTCCCATACGGTTGTCCTAATGCGTAATAGCATTTCCTGCAGTACGTGTAATGATCCTGACAATAGTCTCCACATCTTTGACAAAATGCCATTTTTAATTACCCTCCATTCTATCCATCAAACTCTGGAAAAATTTTTCGATTTCATCTTTGAGTTCCTTTTAATCCGTTAAAGTTCAGTTTAATTCTTCAATGCTTTCTCGCAGTTCCTCATAATAGTTAATCTGATCAGTACAATGATTGTCCAGTATATCAATCATTTCCCTTTTTGCATCTTCTAAGGATTTTGCTTGCATGAAATCCATGCGACCATCAATCACGGACTGCCATCCTGTCCCGTCACCGCAGTAAACAATACTTCCAATAGTGACACTTCCGTAATAAGCGATTATGTTTACTTGTTTTTCCCAATCACTTTGTTCTGGTTCAACCTCTTTCCATTCCATTGTACACATAGTTTTCCTTTCCTCCAACAATTTTTCTATAATTTTGTTTTTCTCTTTTTCAGTGTCCATACATCCTTTTATATAGCCACCTTCTTTTGCTTTGCGAATTTCATCATCAAGACTGTTGATAATCGTTTTTATTGCCAATGCGATATCCTGTGCGAAATATCTATCCAAATCTTCTGGAGATAATCGCACCTTTGCAATTAATACCGCTTCCGAAAAATCCATCTTTTCGTCACCATAACGATACATACTCTTTTCCTCAATTTCTAAATTTCAGCTATTTCCAAAATGGAAATAGTTCAGTTTAAATACTTATTGATTGCTCCTTCTACATCTGATAAACGCACCCACTGGTCAACTTCCTTATCTCCTTCATAAATTGGTGCATCTTCCTGTTTAGCACGTTCCGCAACCTCTGCCAGCACTGCAACTGAATAGTTTATAATTGCTTCGTTTCTGATTTTTTCATCTGTTATTACAGGAAGTTCTTGTAATGCTGTCAACCTGTCAGATTCGTAGCAGTAATTTTGCATAACTGCGTTAATTGCATCCTGTCTTTTAATTAATTCGCCCATCTCTTCTACCTCCACTAAATTCTAATTTTCAACTATTTCCATTTTGGATATAGTTCCGTTTATTTGTCTAAAATATAGTCCAGCTCTTTTTCTACGTTTCCTTGCTCGAGTTGGAACATAATTCTTTCCCATTCTCCGCATCTGCACCGCTCTAATAAAGTAAAATAGTCTTTTCTGCAACTATCTAAATATGTCTGTTTAACAGCTTCTTTACACTCTGTAATTG